AATGTTTGTAAAAATTGAGTATTACCTTCATCTTCCGTGTACTTTATAGACACCATAATAATACCTCTTTCGCTTTATCTACTATTAAATTACTATATTAATGTAATTACCAATCTCTACAAGCCATACATCTTGCTGAATAATCTCCTCTACCACATGATTTACAATTATGTCTTGCTCTAAATGATTTTTTTCTTTTAGTATTGCCACGGTTTCCTGTAACTGAAACTCCTCTTTGACCCCAATGGACTTTTTTGTATTTACCTTTTTTACCTGCTGGAACACAAGCCATCCATTTCTTTCCTTTACGGTCAGAACTTGTTTTCTTTGTTCGTCTTTTACAACCTGCTTTTACTAATGTATCTTCCCAAGACATTATCTTCTCCTCCTTAAATTTCTTAAGCGTTCTTTACGGGCTTTTTCTTCTTCTCTTCTCTTTGCACCTTTAGACTTATCTCTACCTTTTCTTCCACCTTTTGTTGAAATTAATGCTGTACCTGTATTTTTATTAACAAATTCTTCTTTTTCTTTTTCCAAAATTCTAATTTGATTTTCTAGTTGAGATAATTCTTTATCTTCTTTATCGGTTATTGTTTCAATATCTAATTTATCCATAAGAACTTTAACTCTTTTTTTAATCATACTTATTTTATTATCATAATCTTCAGTAACCTTATTAATAAAATAACGATTCGGTTTAGATTTTAATATATAATCACCTTCTTCATGTTGTTCCATCCAATCTTTATGGTCAAGTATATCACTAATAACATACTCTAAATATTTTTTATCAAAGCCTTCGTATTTTTGTCCAGCATCAATGAAACCCTGCATACCTACTGCACCACCTTCATCTTTCAAAACCTTCTTAATGAATTGTACATACACATGGTATTTTTTATTCTCAATGGCTTTTAATTTTCTTTTTAAAATTCCTTCCCAATTCATTTATTCATCTCCTTTGTTTTCTTTTTTTGTTGTTCTATAAACTTTCTATAAACTGCTGCTTCTGATTTTTTACCCATTTCTTTTGCTCTTTGTTCCATAGCAATAGCGGCTTGCGTTTTATGTGCGTGTTTTTTTCCACTCCTTTTAATTTTGTTAACAGAAGTTTTTGCTGTTTTTACATCTTTAAACCCTAATCCTTGTATTGTTCCTTTAGGATTTTCATCTGTATATAAATCTGAATGATTAGGGGAATTTCTTCGTTGTCCTTTCTTTCTAGGAATTCTAGGTGCTTTTAGTATTTCTTTCCACATCATAGTTTCCCCCTTTGTCTTAATAATTGTATTGCTTCATCATATGCTTTATCTGCTCTATAATCCCATTGTTGGTTCATATCTATTTCCATTTCTTCAGCAACATCTTGTTTTGTAGGTATTTGATTATTCATATGTACTAACATATTAACAGTTTGTTGAAGCATACTAAAGTTAATTTCTCTTTCATCTGTTTTTTCTCCTACACTACCTGCTAATTTAACTGCACCTTCAATTGGTTCTAATCCTTCTACTCTCATAGTTTCCATAAATAATTCTAACATTTTTGGTTCAGTTAAATCAATATTATATCTTTGATTAGCATAGTCGGTTAATTTCATTGGGTCATTAAATATTTCTAATTTCTCATCAATAGATTTATACCTTCGTAATTTATTAGTTAGACTTTTTTGTTTTTCAAATAGTTTTTCAACTACTTTTTCTAATTTTGTATTTCTATTAGCATATCTATTTTGATACCTATTTATATAATCTTCACTAGTATTATAAATATTAATTGTCGGGCTATAATAATATCTTCGTTCTGTTATTTCCCCTAAGTTATTTTCTTTAACATGGTTTATTATTTGTTCAAGTTGTTTTTCTACTTCCTCTAACTCCCTTGTATATCTTTTAATTAAACCTTCAGGGTTCTGTACAAAAAAAGTTTTAATATGTTCTACAAATCTTCTAACTCTTCCAAGATTATCCTTTAGTAGAATACTTTTCCAAATCATTTAGTTTTCCCCCATTTTTTACCTTTACCTTTTTGCTTACAAGCAGAAGGTGTAGGTCTACAAGAAGGATATTTAGAACGCTTTTCTCCTTTAGAACGACCACAGGCACTACATTTTTTTCTACCTGTTTTCTTATCTTTACGACAAGTATTACAATCTACCCAACCGCTTTTACCGCCTTTAGCACCTTTACGACCAAACCAATCTCTTAAACTTGTTTCGGAAGAAGGCTTCGCAGTTAATTTGCGTCTTTTTAATACTTCTTCCCAAGTCATATAAATCACTTCTTAGATTTGTTGCCCCAATTTTTAGCACCAACTTTACGGCATTGTACTAATGCACCACTAGCATAAGCACTAGGCCATTTCTTATATCTACTTCTCACTTTATGATAACAAGCATCTTTCTTTTTCTTTAGTATATCTTGCCACATATTTATTCCTCTTTCTTTTCTTCTTCTTCTCCAAGAATAGCATCAAAGTAATTTTTTAAATTAATGCTAACTCTATTATTACTCTTTTTCTTTTCCGCCATATTTATCACTTCTTCAAAACACTTTCCCAATATTTAATTTGGTTTTGGATTACCTTCTTTAGTTCCTCATCTTGAGTATATTTCAACTCATTATTTAAATCTTCTAATCTTCGTTTAGCGTACCCATCTAAGTCTTTTAAAACATTAAACCATTCACTCATTTTATTCACCTCTATAACTATATGTGGTAGGATATTTACCTGATACAAAAATATTACTATCTCCTTCTAAAAACTTTCTAAGTGTCTTAGTAGTCATACCTCTAGGGTGTGTATTTTCTATATGTCTTTGAATTTGAGCAATTGTTCTTTTAGGATTAGATTTTAAATATTCAACAATAACATCTGCTACTTTAGGCTTAGGCTTACCGCCTCTCTTTAGATTCTTTCTCCAATCATCAGCCTTAATAATATTAAACCATTCATTCATTATTATTCTCCTCCTCTTGATTTTCTAATCCCCATGTCATTCTTCTAGCCATTTCTTCATTACCTACTCTATCTATATTTCCTTCAACTGCTACATTTAAAGAATTTAACATAGCATTATCTAATTTATTTTGATGTTCAAAAATCATTATAATAAATTTTTCATTTAGTTTTGCTATATGACCTTGTACTGCTCTCATTAAATCAGGAACATCATTCATATCAAAATCTCCGCCTCCACCAAGCATAGCACCAATCATCGCCATATTTACTTGTTCTCTCATATTATCTCTTTGCGTATCTACATATCTAGCCAATACATTTAGTATTTCAGATTTTTCCATTTTTCCTTGAAGCATTCTTACAATATATTCTTGATACAAATTATAATATATTTTTTTATAAGTATCAAAAATATTTTCAATAGGTGGAAGTGTTGCACCTGCTAATTCAGGATTAGTTTCTATTTCTTCTCTTATTTCGTCTTGAGTCTTTTGAGAATATTCCATAATATGTTCTCTTACTCCTTCAGAAGTAGCCTCATGTATAGTTTCATGTTCTAAAGTATCAATTACTTCTGCAATTATTTGTCTTTCCATTCTAGTATCAATTTTACTTTCATCTTTAGTTCCTAAATTTCTTTCAAATTGATAGCCTGGTTTATCTTCAGATGTTCTTACTTGGTCACGAACCTTTGTCACAATAACAGGTAAGTTTACTGTAATTTTATCATCTTTAAAATTATACAATCCTAGCCAATCAGCATCTTTTTCAAAGACAAAATCGTAATCAGCCTTTAGTATATATTCCCACATTTTTTCATCTCCAATCTAATTTTTCTGTAATAGAATCTTCCTCTTTTTCCGTAAGTTCTTCGTTGAGTATAATTCTGTGTGATAAATGTATACTATGTTGTAAATCTGAATTTAATTCATATACTACCAACATTACAGATACATCAGCAAAATAATCATCTTCATCAGCAAGGGCATCATCAAATACATCTTCTACTCTCCAACCTATTTTCCATGATTTACTATTTTTATCTTTAAAATTTCTATATTGAATATCATCGGTTATATCACTATTTTCAAAATAACTTAACGCTTTACAAGCCACTTCTTCAGGTATAGGTTCATATTTATATGCTATTTTTTCTAATATAGGTGAGGCATTTTTAGTTACTCTAAAAGTTGCCCCATAAGAACCAATTTTACCT